GTCGCAGTTCCTGCAATCGCCACAGTGGTATTGACATTACCAATGGTAATCTTATTGCCACTCCTTGGGTTTATATTATTAGCAAGAATATTTGACATCTGATGTTTTTAGTTATTTATTAGATACAAGTTATCCTGAGGTTCCTCCAATCCGATATCCCATTGCATAACATCTATTTGGTTCAGTTGGTTCAGTAGAGCCTTCGTTATGGTAAACATAAAAGCGAACTACATCGTTAGCAGCTAACTCTGCGATACCACTGACGTTATCAACAGTAACTTGGTTGGCAGTAGCACCATTCCAAGATCTACCATAAGTAGTTACATTAGTGCCTAAAGCAGTATCAGTTCCATTTTTACTGATAACAACTTGAACAAAATCACCTGACTGAATATCATCAATACCAGCAGCGCAGGATAGAAACCAGTATCCTGCTCCACTCGCTCCAACCGTGAGTTCCCCTTCAGATTCATTCCATGATGCTATACTTGCATCACCCAAAGCCACGGTTCTAGTTCCTAAGTTTTTGAGACTTGTATATGTTGCAGTAGCGATGCTAGTTTGTGTATCTTGTTGTCCATAAAAGAAATATGAATATAGATTTTGCCATGTAGGAGCAGCACTACTCCCATTTGATTTTATGACCTGACCCGCATTTCCATAGTTTGCACCAGCAATTCCAAATGCACCTGCTGAGGAGATACGAAGTCTTTCTGAAGCACCGGATGTTCCAGTCCAAAATAGTAAATCTCCAGTAGTATTTGTATTCAACGTTGCATTAGAAACCGTTGAACCGCCGTTCATTGTTCTAAGATATATGCCTGCGCCCGCATCATTATAATTGGTACAAACTATCTCACTTCTTACTGCACCAGTGCCGTAAATTGATAATTCCTGTGACGGATTATCAGTTCCGATACCAACCAGACCAGCAGAAGTTATACGAAGTCTTTCATTACCATTACCAGAATATAACATTGTGATTGAATCAACAGCTTGCATACTATGTTGCAGAACCCAATGATCATTCACATCATCATATAATCCCATATTTGTACTGCCGTCATGCACGAACACAGCTCGACCATCAATACTGTATCCTTCATATCCACCTCCACCACCTCCATTAATCTGAACAGACCCCCAATTAGTGCCTGATCCTCCTGCCGAAAGATACTTTGTAGAATCAAGGTATAAATTACCATCTACACGCGCATCTCCATTAACGTGAAGAGGTTCTACAGGATTATCAGTTCCGATACCAACATTACCAGCAGAAGTTATACGAAGTCTTTCTGATGAGGATGTTCTAAATGCTAAAAAGTCGCTTGAATGATCGTAAGTGATCAATCCTACATTTGCAGATGCTTCATCACCGAGTCTAATTTGAGAGGTCCCTGTGCTATTTCCAATTAATTCTAATCTTGCATCTTTTCCAGAACCAGTTGATGATATTTTTACATTCGCATCATTCGTACCATTAAAAACATGAAGTGGTCTGTCTGGAATAGCAGTTCCAATACCAACCGATCCACCAGAAGTCTCCACCATGGAGGAGTAGGTTACAACACCCGCCGTCCCACTATTTTTAAAAAACTGATTAGCACTACCATTACTTGCAGGAAGAGTAATGGCATTATCACCAGCCACTGCTGGTGGATTGATATCAATAGCGCCTGAGGTGGTACCTCTTAAACTCAATCCCATGGATTTATACTTTTTTGATTATTTATCCCGTAATTTCCATCACGGTAATTGATGATGCTTGAGACCCATTATTTTACAAAAAATCACTCTCGGATCACATTGTTGACATTGCTTCTCTCTCCGCCACCGTTTGAACGACTTTTAGATCATATGCCTGAGTAACTTGTGCATCTCTACCAACAGCAATCGCTATACTATTTTCATTACAGTGTACTGTATTTAATTCAATAATATCATTTGTTGCTATATGAGCTCTTGCTGTAGCTGCATTTTGAATCCACTCATCAACATCAAGACATGCAAATTGCATAGCCTTATATTCTGAATCAGATAAAGTTACATTGATATTTGGCATACTATTAATTTATTTTCTCTTATTTATCCTAAAAATGCTACACTCAAGGTCTTCCAATCAGTAGCTGAATTTGAAGGGTCATACCAATCACCATTTTCTACTTGAATGTAATCATTTTCATAGAGGTAACGACAGATAGATGCACCTCTGTAATGATATCCGGTTCCATTATTTTCATTTAAAGTATTAACAATAGTACTTCCATTTACTCTTATTCTAGCATCTACTCTTCCGGTGCTGGTGTCACAAATTGTGTTAAAAGTAATAAGGTATACTCCTTCCTTACTTACTGTAATTCTATCAGTTGTAAATGCCAATCCTCCACGACTTTGGATGCTTCCCATAGCATTAAAAATACCACTACCCGTAGTATTTGTTGGACGTCCGTATATAAAAGGTTGTTTTTTGGTATGAACAACTCCCTGATGATCGATTTCTATTGCAGTTTTAGATCCTGCGGAATATTGATCTGTAGTTGAAAGGTACATCTTTGTACCATAAGTACCATCAGACCTTACGTAGATTCCAGCGTGTGCTCTCTCTCCTCCACTATAAGGAAAAGAATATCCATCATCTTCAGCACCCCATGTAATAGCACCTCCAGAATGAGCTGTACTTGTTTTTGGTAAAAGGTGAATCGTGCCCTGTGTATGCCCTTGTCCAACTTCACCCCAATTAAAATCATTGTTTGCAGTGAAGTAAATTCTGTCCGAATTACCGACAGAATCTCTTAAATTAAATTTAAATTTCGTTGGAATAACTGATAAGGAAATGGTATCACCAGTATTATCATCCACTGCTCCTTCAATAGTAGCACCATTGGTAAATCCAGCACCGTTATTTGGTTGGAACAATATCTGTCCAATCGTGTCACCCTGGGTAACTAAACCATCGCCATAATTGTCACCTGATTTCATAAGTTGAATAATAACCCCACCATCATTATTTGAATATCTACGTCCTTGTAGAAGTGAGCCATTATGAGAATAACAGTGATAACCTTGAGTATAATTATCAACAGAACTCGTGTTAAACTCGTATCTTACTCCATTGTAAATACCACCCCAGTTATTGATGAAGAACGATTTTCCGATACCAATGGTTCCACCATAGCTTACATTAACTGCACCGGTGGTGATTTTACCATCAGAAGCTATGCGTAGTCTTTCACTACCAGCAGTCTCTAAAGTAAATGTATCAGCAGCAGGGAATCTTATTGCAGTATCGGTATCTCCAGTATGAATTATTTTATCAGCAATAGAAAAATCACCTGTTGCACTTGTAGAATTAATATTAGTTAAGTTTGCACCAGACCCACTGAATGATGTTGCAGTTATAACACCAGCAACACTCATACCAAAAGGGAAATTTGGAGATCCTGTTCCCGCTTTATTTGTTATATTATCTACTCTTAATTTTCCTGCACCACCAGCCAGTGTCCCTGGTTCATCAACATCCGTTCCAATTCCCAGAATATCTGGAATAAATGTATCACCATCAGCAACAATTAAATCTGCGTCATTCTGTAGAACGATGTTAGCATATTGTGTGAATGCTGCTGAAGCTGATGAAGGTGGATTTACAGTTATCGTTGATGCAACAGATAAGTTTGCATTCGTGAAGTAGATAGAATTAAGAGGACTGGTAGTGTCATCACTTAACGCAGTTCCTAATCCTGGACTCGATACACCGGTTAGATTTGAACCATCACCATAAAATTCTGTTGCACTAACAATACCAACAACATCTAATTTTGCGTCAGGAGATGTTGAGTTGATACCTACATTAAGGGAAGAATCAACACTTATAGCTTGTTGGTTTGCAAATCTTGATAAGTCTCTTGCCCTTGACATCAGAACTCTTTTTAGTTATTTATTATCTAACCAGATAACGATCCAAGATGATACTATTATCATTAGGATCAACACCGACATTAGATCTCATTAATATCCAGTTGGAACCGATTGGTTGTCCCCTACGAACAACAAGCTTACCTAACAGACCAATCGCATCCCATTCTTTTCTGTGAGATCTAGGCACATAATCTCTTGTTGGATCATAATCTGGGTTATAGACTCGTGAGGGTCTTGTATATCTTAGATTTTGATCGATTGCAGCTTGAGGTACATTACCTTTTGCCTTTTCTTCTTCAATATCAGAAACAAGGATTTGAAAATCAGATGACATATTGTAGTCGTTTATATCTGGTTGTGGATTTGGTTTTTTAACACCATCTGTGTCAGTAAATGTACCAAATTTATTCCAAACCAGATATTCTTTATCTTCTGTAACCCAACTTCCATAAACATCATTTTGAAGTGCGAGGTGCCATTTACTCCATGCAGCATCACCAACGATTGATGGTAAAGCAGATACCACACCAATAATTTTTGATGTATCATCACTATTAGTTGCTGGTCTTATCTTTTCACCATCCATAACAACAGTTATACCTCTTCTGTCAGCACTACTTGTATTGCCATCTGTCCATTCAAAATATTCAGCATAGTCAGTAGCAGGATTAGAAAAAGAACCATCAGCTTCTACTTTACCACTTGCTTCTACCTTAAAACAAACACCAATACCTGTATCTGCTTTAAATACTTGATCAGTACCACTAGTTGTTCTGGCATCCATACGTGTATATTGAGCGGATGAACCAGGATAAACGATCACCGTAGTACCACTTGTACCACCATAAACACTATTTGGAGTTGATTCATCAGATTCTACTCTACCAGCATAAACACTGGAGCCACACTGAGTCATACCATTTCCTTTTATACCAAACTTTTGGTGTTGGTCGTAGTCAACTGAAGTGGTATCAGAACCTGAATTTACATAATAAATTGCATTTCTATCACCATCATCACCACCATCCCATGCTCTCATAAAAATACGAGATCTGTAATTCTGTTGATCATCAGTACGAGCTGAATATGCATCAAATGAGTGAGAACCGTGTCTATAATAATTAGTGGGACTGGCAGCGTTAGATCTTGTACGCCCTGCCATAACTGATGCGTAATTATAACTCGTTCCTGCGTAGGTATAATGATTTAATGGGTAATTATCTTTGTGAAAATATGCAATTGTATGATAATCAGTATCTCCACTAGATCTTGCATATATCTGAAACCTATTATAAGTTTCTGCACTATTACCTATTTTAAAAGCGATATTTCCATCACTCTCTTTTAGTTCGAGACGTGCATTTGGAGAAGTTGCGTTGATACCAACTTTACCATCACCCCCAACTCTCATAAGTTCTGATGAACCAGAAAGAGTTGTTCCGTTATGTCTTACTGACCAGAAGGATGTTGTATCATCATCATTTGAATCAATGATATTTGCAATGTTGAACCTTGAAGTTACAAATACTGTATTTTCTGTATCTGCTTTCCAAATAGCATTATAATCATCACTGCTAATACCTTCAAGATGAATTTTCTTGTCTTCTGGTATTAGTAAATTAAATGATAATGATGTATCACCATCTGATTTGATGCGAAGTCTTTCTGTTCCATCAACTCTAAATCTAATAGAAGAATCATTTCCCTCATTATCTTCATCAGCACCTATTTCTAAATTATCAGAACTTACAACTCCAATATAATTATTTCTTTCTGATGGGCCGCTGGTAAATCTTACTAGTTTCTGTGTGCTACTACTTCCATGAACATGGAGGAGTGTGTTAGGATCTGTTTTACCGATACCAACTTTACCACTGGAATCAATTTTTACTCTCGGTTCATCGTTAGTTCTAAATGCTAATTCATTATCATTAGGACTTGTAATCGTTGCCCCAGTTCCTACCTCAACTCCATTTTTGTTTTTCTCACTTGCTGTAACTTGAATTCTAAATCTTTTTCCTCTTAATCCTTTTAAATTACCTTGTAAATCGGTAATTTTAATTTCACCATCACTCTCTCTTTTCAGTTTTGTTTGACCAAGTTTGATCTCATCATTATTAGGATCTAGAGTAATTGATCCTGTACCAATGGTAAGAATACCCGTAATACGAGCATCCCCATTCACCACAAGATCATCTGTGAATGTTGTTGCAGATCCTACACTTACCTTATTAAAGGTAGAGATTCCAGAATGAATTGCACCCCCACCCTTGGCCAACTCAATGTTAGCTGAACCACTATCTAAGTGTTGAAGAGTATTTGTCTTAAGGGTGCTCATTTATTATATTCCTGTATTTACAGGTTTTACCTTAAATATTTATAGGGGTAGAATTACGCATAAGCAGAAATTCTGATATGAGGACGAACCAAAATGTCAGTTCCAGCTCCGTCATAATTGTTTGTGGTATGCAACTGCCCTTCATACGACCCACTATATTCTCTGCATTGAAATTTAATTTTTCTTGTAGTGCCACCAAGAGAATTAAGTAAACCATCATTTAAATCCTCACTTGAATTATCAAAGAGAACCATTCTATTGTGTATCCAATGCTGGTAGTCGGCACTCGCAGTTGCACCTCTCCAGGTAGATCTAGAGTCATTTACTACAGCATATGTACTACTACCATCAGCAGTTGTTAAACCCCTAAAGTGTAAAAGTGGTCCAACATCCTTGTCCTTCATGAAAACGAAGAAGTCATAAACAAGTCTCTTAGTTCCTGCAGGAACATTGTAAGTAAATACTGAACCATTTATATCTGCATAGGAAGATGTAAGATCTTGAGTTGCAGTTACATTAGTTGGGGTATATGATCCAGAAGAAAGAGTGCATTGTATACCATTTGCAATTGTCTCAAGACATTCAATCAATTCACCAGGTTCATATTCTGTTTTTATAATTCTTCCGACAACATCAAGTGCTTGTGTTGGAGCAGCTTTATTAATACCAACATTACCAGTGAAGTAACTATCACCACCAGGAGTTATACGCATCCGTTCTCCCATAGCAGCAACTCCAGTCCTGAATATCAAGTTACTACTGGAATCTCCATAAATCTGAGCAGCAGCATTGCCAGAACCATCGTGCCAAGTAACTGGTTGACCTTCAGTAATTCCCAATTCCCCGTTGATATCTACTGTATAGTCGGGAGAAGTAGTTTTAAATCCAAATTTACCATCATAAGTTATACGAAGTCTTTCGGTTGCAGTTCCTGAATTTTGAGTTACGAATATTAATCCACAGTTACCAGATGATTTAGCAGCATTAAATCTAGCATTATCACCACTGGTATCAATTAAGAGATACGGATTACTAGTGCTTCCTTCAGGTGTAAATTGTGTTGTTCCATTCGAGTTTATACGAAGTCTTTCTGATGCATTAGCAGTAATTCTTAAAGAGTTGTCGGTATGGAAATACTGAATAATACCAATATCCTCGTCATCAGTATCGCCAAAATTGATGTCTGAAGAACCTCCAGTTCCTGCTACAATTGCAATCTTTACTCCGTGTCCTGCCGTAGAACTTCTTTGGAATAAAGCAACTGTTTGTGATTGAGTTGTAAATGTATTTCCCGACTGTTTAACAACCAAATCTGCTGCTGGAGCAGTTTCATTGACGCCAACTTTACCAGCAGAAGTTATACGAATTCTTTCTGTGCTTGATCCAGCACCACTTTCTCTAGTATTAAATGTAATATACCCATCATCTTTATTAGTTGTATCATCTCCAGCATTAATTTTTATATTTGCTACTTGTGTTCCATTCCATTCTCCTTTTATCGCAAAAATAACATCATTGGCAGAACTTCTATTAGAATTTGCAAATATATTGATAATATCATCACCAGTAGCAGTCATTCTTATGTCAGAGTTTGATGCTCCATACAAATGAAGTTTGTGACTACCTGGATCATCAGTTCCAATACCAACCGTCCCACCAGTAACACGAATACCAGATTGTGCAGTTATAATACCAACTGAGTCAACACTGGTTACATCTTCATAAGTCAGAGTACCACCAACCGATACTTTTGAGTCGAAGGAATAATTACTACTACCACTGATGACACCTTCACCAGAAATTGAGACTGCCATGACTTACTCCTAGAGAACTACCCATCTTCGATTTGCAGGGATGGTAACTACCACTCCTGCGTTCAAAGTCACAGGACCAACACTCATAGCACTTCTACCATTACTTAACGTATAATTTGCTGTCACCACTTGTTCATTTTCATGAAATACTTCATCTCCACTACTTCCAGTGGCCCCACCACCACTTCCAGAAACATTAGCAACACTGAACGTGTCAAGAACTTCAATAACTATATCATCACCGAGATTACAGCCAGTATTAAACGTGACAGTAGAACCATCAGAAGCGGTAAAATCAATACCGTCTGTGAGTCGAACACCATTTCTGAAGACAGAAATTTTACCTATTTGGTACCCATTATTAATTGTGAACAGAGTTTGTCCTTGATGTGGACCAAACTTGTTTATCCTAAAATTATTTTCACTAGTAATGGGATTTCCAATCGCCATTGTAAAACCTTTTTAGTTATTTATCACTTGGCGTTTGCAGTCTGGAATGGTGATTCTGCCCATGCCATGTAGATATTTGTTCCTGGAGAATTAAATTCACTTCCGGCAGATCTTGCCTTAAATCCATTTGATAATAGATCACACATTAGGAATCCACCTAGACCATTACCATCTTCTCCTCCTGTGTTTGCACTCGATCCGTTACCTCTAGTAGTTTCAGTGCTGTTAAAATTTGCCCAGAGTGGATTTCCTGCAGGATTATTTGGCATTCTAGAAGAATCCCACATACCCCAACTTGTAGCAACAGAGCCACCAACAGTATATGCAGTTTGTATATTCTTGGCTATGACTAGTGCTGGTTTGAATCCCAAGTACACAAAAGCACCATCAGCATTATCACTTCCTTCAAAGGTTCCAAACTTACTGAAACCTTCTACACCATGCCAACAATAAGCAATGTAATCATTTGAAGATCCATTTACACCACCATCATCTCCGATTGAAAATACGCTATTAGTTGGAGCTGTACTGTTCCAAGCATTTGCTCCAGAAGCTATCGTGGAAGTTAGATTTAAGTAAAGATATTGTGATGTTGTTAAAGAACTACTATAAACAAACCAATGATCTGTGTTATCTAACCCCTTGACGAACATTATTTCTGGTGCCGTACTCAATCCATGACCGATTGTACCATTTGCTCCTGTGCCAGTCCATTTGGCAATAGAAAATCCTGCTGTCTGATTGGCACTCACCTGTGCTGTGATACTACCTTCAGTGTTTGGTACTGCTGCACCACCTGCTTTCCAACACCATGCGACGTATTCACCACCAGCATTATTACTTAAATCAGCAGTACCAACTGTAAATCCGTCATCATCAAATGAATAAAGATATCCAGAATTATTTTCCTCCGAATTTGTTTCGGAAGAATAAAGCACATTTGGTGGTTTGCGAACTTCATCGTAAAATGCAGGCACTTCAGTACCATTACGCTCTTTTGTCCAAACAAAACCAGGTTTGAATCCAACACCAGTAACAGATCTGTTAGTGTTAGTGCCAGTATAAAGTACGGTCTTAAAGTGCTTACCAGGGTCAGCAATTACAGGAGCAGGTAAGTTATCCTCACATAATGCTAGGAAACCAGTTGGAGGGGCATACTTAAACAGTCCCTTGCCACTATCATCTGCATTTGTTCCTGCTGTAATTCTGCCACAGAATGATGGGTTTTGACCGAAATTTGCATCCCATAATTGAGTTCCTGATACATTATCGAAGGCAAAAAATGCAGTGGTTGCAGAAGGTGTGTAATTAACATTTTGTCCCGACCCTGCTGAAGGGTTTGTTCCAGTAGTCCAAACTCCATTTTTAGAGAACCATAATCTTCCATTAGTAGCATCAAATGCAATACCTATGATATCACCAGTAGTGTAGGATGCTTGACTAGTAGCAGCAGTACTATAATTATATACAGCACCATTACTTCTATATGCTAAACTATTTTGAGTATTAGCATTATTCCATTCTGCTGCTCGTATTCCAATCAAATGAGTACTACCAGTTACATTTTCTGCTCTTGCTTCATAATACCACTTACCTGATGATGGACCAATTGTTCCAGTGCCTTGAGCTACGTTTGAGGTTGCTTCAGAAGTAGTCAGATTTCCATTAGAAAATACTGCATTACTCCCACTAAATGTAGGAGATATTGAATTCCAAGTACAAAAGTTATTCTTACAAGTATCAGCAACTGTTCTAAATGCTTCAATACCTACTGGTGTATAAGGTTTGGGAACATCAAAACCACCCTTGTATTTTGCTACACCTTTATAGATACGAAAGTCTTGTACAAATCCTTTTACAGAGAATGATGAATCACCCCAAGTTCCAATTTTTAGGTAATCAACTGGAGTAAATAGCGATTGTGTTCCCAAATTACTATTTTGTCCGACACATCTACCATTTAGATAGCCAAATAAAGTTGAACCAACTCTTTCCATACAATAATGATTCCATTGATCAGTTGGAACAGTTTCATCTGAATTTATATTAACACTAGCAACTCCATCGACCGACACATAATATCTTGGTTTTGATGAACTATTATTATAGATTAACCAAGATCTTTGATTATTTGGACTATCCCATATACCATGTCCAGGAGTTCCTGAAAAACTTGTATTATATTGCCAATACTCTACTGTAAAATCACTAGATCCAAAACTAAAATCCGTAGAGATACTTCCGTTTGAGTCGTTAGCAATAACAAGATTATCATTACTTACATCAAGATTTAAAGCACTTCCATAATATATTCCAGTCGCACCAACACCAGCATTTCCATTTGCAGAAATATTTTTATTAGTTCCATTACCTCGGATATCAGCAGAGTAATCACCAATCCCAGTAACCTGACCACCACTAATACCAGGAATAGCAAGAACAATAGAAGCATCTAATTCATTTCTAGCAGCGGCTGCTGGCATATCACCTGAATGAGTTAGAAGTGATAATGTACCAGGTGATACAGCAGCAGCAGTCACTGATGTTGGAGACTGACAACAAAGAAGAATAGTATTGGTTACTGCAGTAAGAGCGGATGTTGGTGGTGTAAAGTTTGAGGTATAAAGAGCGGTTCCATTTACAACACGAACGTTTGACATAAATCCCTTGATAGATTTAAATCCTGCACTACTAGCACCATCCCCTGCCTCGGATCCAACTCTACACCCAAAAGCACTGGTGTTATTATAATTTTCCGTGTGTGAAGTATCCTCCACCATCATTTTTCCATCAATAAACAGACGGAGTGTATTTCCACTTCTACAAGCAGCATAATGATACCACTGACCTGTTTTAAGACTTCCTACAGGAAATGTTGCTTCTACTTTTGTGGAGTTTGAGAAGCTACCGGCATGTGACCCAGCAACAATACGATCATTTTCAACAGCAAATGCAAATGCATTAGGATTACCTTGAGCTGTGGTCATGAAGATATACTGCAGAGAATTTTGCGGAAGAATAGAATGATAAACAAAAGCTTCTACAGTAAATTCACCAGTTCCTAAATTGACTCCATTACCACTATCTTGCAATGCATTTCTATCACCGGCTCCACCAAAATTAACGACCCCATCATTAAACAATTCACCTGTCTGTGTCCTCAACTGACTGACATAAGAATCAGAAGTTGTAGGAGCACCGTTGCGTGGTTGTGGTAAGTCTTCTCCTTTCAGTTTAATAATACTATTAGGAGTCATATGGAAGTCAGCACCAGGATTGGAACTATCATTCATAGGAAGATAGAATCCATTAACTCCAAATCCACCCCTACGATTGATATCCTTTTTGATCTTTGATGGTGAATGTGGCATCCACTGACCAGGACGGAAATCAGTTGCTTTTGCAGTTCCAGAAGAAATATAACCGTCTCCATCTTTATAGAAACCAAACACATCTGGACCAAGTGCCTGACCATCTACGAGGAATACATCACATATTTGACCATCTAAATGTTCATTAATTCTGGGAAATTCTCCCAAATAATGTTTGTCAACACTATTAATTCTTAAGTCTGCGTTTTGAGTAATGTTATCTTCTTGAGACATCCAGTCTGATCTTCTTCCATTCATATAAAAAACACATCTACGATCTGCATCATATACTGTGGTATCTACGACCATCATCACATGCATCCAATTTCCAGGGTCTCTAAATTCCTCAATTGTTGTTATGTCTGATCCACTTTCGCAACGTAATCTGATTCGATCAGAAGAGAACATAAAGGTATCTTCTGAACCATCAGAAGTACCGACAGCAAAAATTCCTTGATAGGAATTTGCACCACTTGCATTTATATCATTTCTTTTTATCCAACCTGCCCAGGTGAATTTTTTTCTGTTACCTACACTTGTAGGAGTTCTTGTAAATACTTCGTTTGCCATTATTTCTTACCTCAACCTAAAATAGTAGAACCAGTGGGGAAATAATCCGTGATTATCTCTACCCATGATGTCCCATCAAAATATTCCAACGCATTATTGGTGGTATTCTTCCTTATGTATGGTGCCGAACCAGACGGTCTTTGTGCTGTGGTTCCTTGTGGTAGTGCTATAGCAGTTGTATTTGAAGATGCATCAATTAAACCAGTTGAGGTTATACGAAGTCTTTCACTACCTTCAGTATTAACCTTAACGTGCCCATCAGACCCAGTATCTATAGTCTGGACACTAGTATTACCAGTTTGAATTTGAGTTGCATCAATACCAGTTAACTGTGAACCATCACCAAAGTATGTGACAATACCAGATCCTACAGGTCCGACTGTACCACCCGTACCAATTTTTATTCCACCTCTTGCTGTTAATATTCCAATTACATCTACGTTTGTTACATCATCATATGTAAGTGTTCCACCAATAGTTACATTACCAGTTGCGACAAGACTTGCAACAGAAATACTTGGAGAACCAGTAAGACCTTGTGCATTAGTTGCTGAATCAGCATTTCCCGTAACATTACCAGTAACGTTTCCAACAAAACTAGTAGCAGTGACAACACCAGATATATTAACGTTATCTAAATTTGTATGACCATCTACATCTAAACTACCATTTGCATCAATTGAACCGGTAAATGTCGAAATACCAGAAGATACCGTAAAACCTTTGGGGCAGTCGGGAGCACCATTATCAAAGTGATTGACTATCTCATTTACTTGTATCTTCGACATACCGATACTTTTTTAGTTATTTATTCAGCAATTTCTTGTACTATAATTGAAGATTTTTTGTTATAACTAGGATAATCACCAATTGTTAATGTATCGGAACTAGACCAAACAGCCACCTCAAAATAGAATCTAATAGTTCCTGTTTTTGCAAGTATTGCTGATGCCCGAGAAGAATTCATTCTTGTATTCCAAGTATAATTTACTATACCAGATGTGTTACCACCGTAACCAGCTGCACCCCATTTGTCAGCGGGTCCATTGCTTAATCCAGTTACTGTATAATAATTACTTCCATTATCTGTACTCAACAGAGCTCTAATACCAAAACCTGTACCACCCACGGCAAGATAAAAAGGTATAGATACACTAATATTCAGATGACTATTAGAACTTACTTTAGTATATGTGAGTCCGTCATCACTGAATTTACCTATATTATGTCCTACTTGACCCGTTCCATTAATATTAAGGGTTGTAAATGTCGCGGAAGTGGTCGCTGTTGTTGCATTAGTTCCGGTTCCTGGATCATAAAAACCACTTCTTATTACCATTCCCGATGGTGCCTTTGTCATATAACCATTAGAATCTATACGCATTCTTTCAAAACTTCCACCACCAGAACCAGCAGCTCTAGTACCAAAAACTAAAGCACCGCCATATTCATTATCTGATGTTGTTTCCTTAATACCACTGATAGCTGCAAATGTCGTTGTAGTATCTTGACCATCGAGATATCTTCCTCCAAAGAATATACCGGCACCAGAGCTACCCGAAGTCGCTGAATCATTACCCGCTATAAGCATGCTAGCTGGATTATTAGTAAATGTAGTATTATTATCTCCTCTTACAGTAAAAATGACTGATGAGGGATTATCAGTTCCGATAGCAACATTACCACCATCTTTTATTGTAAAAACTTCAGTAGTATTATCAAATACATTTACTAAATCTGCATTTCCTGTTCCTTTGATGTATACAGCTGGATTACTATTATTATCTGTAACAATTGATAAATCACCATTAGTACTTTGGAAACTTTGATGTCTTACTTCAGATTGATAATGTTGAAAATGTGCGCCATCATTATTTGAAGTTGTATTGATACCAACATCACCACCAGTAACATGAATACCAGATTGAGCAGTTATAATACCAACCGAATCTATACTTGTAACGTCTTCATATGTTAATGTTCCACCAACAGAAACATTACCACTAAAAGATCCAGAAGCAGCAGTAATAATACCAGTTGAATTTATATTATGTGATTGAATATTACCACTTCCAAGGTCAATACCTGTTGTATGGATAGTGGTAGCAGCACCTACCTGAAGTCCTAATGAAAAGTTAGGAGCACCGGTACCAGCACCATTTAATATCTGATCTGCTCTTATTCTTGACATCAGAGTACTTTTTGATTATTTATCAACCATAAACCATGAAAGATCACTAGAATTGACCACCCTCTTTATATCCGGTTAGACAATATGAACCAAGATCCCAGTTTGTCGATCCATCATTAGTACCAATCCTGATACCATAATCAAAAGCTGGAACAGCTGTTCCTCCACCAGCTATATTGGCCGAGTCAACACTAGAAACTCTACAAGTTCCTCTCCAAAAAACATTTGGACGAGCACCATTTACAGCTGTGATTGATGAATCTATAGGAAATGTTATATAAACTCTCCAATGTCCCAAATATCTACTGAGATGACTTCCCGTCCGACCCGCCGTTAAAGTCCAGTAAGCATCATTATTCATACTACTACTTGTACCCGCATCAAGGTCTGCATCAGACTCTCCATGAGCATAGTATCCCCCATAATGTCCATTTGTTGCAACTGTGTTAGCAGCAGTCAATCCACGCATTGTAAATTCCTTAGATTGAACTCTTATACCAGTTAAATCTAATGTAAAAAATCCATATCCAGCACTTCTTGCCTGATCATATCTTATATCTACATGTGAGGTTCCAGTAGTTACCTTACCTTCAACAAAAACTACACCTGTATTTTGTTGTCTTGCAGTTGTTCCATCTGTAACATAAAAAGCCATCTAGGATACCTCTGTAAGATTAAACTTATATTTTTTACCAGTCAATCTATTTATTAAGAATAGGTCATCTTTTCCTTCTTGAATAGTCCATGACCCATTAGTTCCATCAATATCGTTTGAATCTCCATTCATATTAGATAAATTTAAGTCATTAGAATAAACATTTCTCCATCCCTTTGTAACTGATCCCAGATCATATGTATTATTGCTTCCAGGTAATAAATGTCCCTCAGAAGTTATACGAAGTCTTTCTGTTGATGATGATGCTCCGTCGGCTGTTGTTTTGAACATCAATCTTCCTGGCATATCATTGGTGCCAGGAGTACCGTCTACAGCTGCTTCAATAGATGCGGCTGGAGTATCAGTATCAGTTCCATCAGCACCATAAAAATAAATCTTTCCTAGGTCATCACCAGATTGAACAATGGTGTGACCACCTAGCGAACTACTTCTGGATTTAGCAAAGACAACGTTGCCAGCACCGTCGTTATTACTGTCTCTTCTAAGAAGAATACTGGCAGTGTAACTATTGGTATTTACCTGAATCCTATTATTAAAACCTGCTGGTGATACGTCACTGGTCGTGCCCACCAGCAAACGACCAGTAGAATCTACACGAAGTCTTTCTGCATGATTTGTAGCAAATTTCATAAAATTGCCACTATGATCATATTGAACGTAACCTTCATATTCAGCATCACCAGACGTGCCGTCGGAGAAGAAAATCGTTCCAACATCATCATCACCGGAACGTAAAGTAATTCCACAATGTCCCGAGTCTGCAATTGTAAAATTATCTGCAGTTGCTTCACCTTCAGTCGTGGTGCCCAGCAATAAGCGACCACTTGTATCTATTCTCATCCTCTCGCCATCTACACCATCAAAAACATATCCAACAAAAGAACTTTGACTTCCGTAAAAATTAAGGTAACCACTATTTGTTGTACTACCACGGAAGATATCATAATACCTAGGACTATCAAATCCTAAACGAATTCTTGCAGCATTTGCTGCGGTAGATTCGATAGATAACAATGCTCCAGGAATAGCAGTTCCAATACCAACCGACCCACTGGTTACCTGAATACCAGCCTGTGCTGTAATAATACCAACCGAATCTATACTTGTTACATCATCATAAGTTAAGGTACCGGCAATAGATACATTACTGGAAAATGAAGCTGCACCAGTGACGTTTAAAGCTGCGGTATTTAGAGTGCCACCAGTTACCGTGGTCACACCAGTCAGCACAGGACCGTGAGTTCCGGTCCTTCCTGTAATTGAATTTACATTAATTGCCGACATTACTTATATCTTTTAGTTGTATTTATTAGAGATCACCAAGTTGATATAGATCAGTTACCATAGTTTTTCCAAGTCCCACAGTAACGGCAGCACCAACTGAAACAATCAGTCGGGGTTCCTGGACGACAACGTATGAATTATCTGCACCAGCAGTTGTTGTATCTAAAACAATATTTTGATTTACGAATGCTGTTGCATTAATGAAACTAAATGGGCTTGAATCTCCGTTTTCATAATTAATGGCAGTTCCAACACCACCACCTCCTCCACCACCTTGAATGGAGATATCAATAACCTCACCAGCTTCCCTAACTTTAAATGTATTTCCTGCACCAATAAAATTTAGAGTTGAAGGTTCACCAATCCGTACCCCGGCAGATTGAATACCCACACCACTATTTGTGGCATTGAAAGCTTTATAAGCGACAGCCTCAATAACATCACCATTTTGTGCTGGTGATGTTAAAGAGAATGTTGTATTATCTACCGCAGTGAAGTCAATGGACTTAATCTGCTTCGCACCATTAATAAAGACATCAAAGAAATTGTTGTCATAACCAGATTCAAATGTAAATGAAGTTTGAACACCGGTTGGTTGATATACCTGTCTTCTTACAATTACAGAAGAATCTCCAGGAGATCTTCCAATATATCCGTTATTACCAAGACCCATTATTGAACCCCACTAAGAATACTCAAACTAGAATCCACAGATGTGGCTGTATCACAATACAAATTAATTACTTCATTCGGTCTTAAGATTGTTTTACCAGCGTCACTGATAACGAACGAACTACCTTGAGGGATAGGAATATTGTTTGCGATAAGAGCAAAAGTATTTCCGATTCCAACCTCTACATTCACATTAATCGTATTATCAGTCAGATTTGCGAAAGTTCCACCAACCAAGATTGATTTTTCGGTTGCTGTAAAAGCAGTGGTCTTACCCATAAATGTAACAGTTTGACCAGTCTTTGTAGTGGTATTGGTAGATGTTCTGTCAAGATTTACTTGACCTACTCCAATCACAGAAACTTTTGACCCACCCCTAAAGAATGTTGTTTTTACCATATCACCAACTGAAACCCCATTGGTTGAGATTCCGGTAATGAGGGAAGTGGTAATACCAATAGACCCTGAATTACTTGAGGTTACAATACCCGCAGCCCTTGTCAGTGAATTTGTAAATGACTCCGCCATTGTATTAGTACTTTTTAGTTATTTATTAGAAACCACTGAGGGCAATTACCATTCCGATGGATGGAACACTATTTCCATTTATGGTAGTAATTCCTGTTACATTTAGATTACCAGTTAGGTTAGTGTCACCAATAACTTCTAGTTTGTGAATGGGATTTGTAGTACCGATACCAACATTTGAAGATGTATTGATACCTACATCAGTTTCTTCCCATTTACCACCTTGAACTCCACTTAGTTGTGAACCATCACCAAAGTATGTTACAATACCAGATCCTACAGGTCCGACTGTACCACCTGTTCCGATTCTAATTCCAGCTCTTGCAGTGATGACACCAACAGAATCAATATTGGTGACATCTTCATAAGTAAGTGTTCCTGCAATTGAAACATTACCACTAAAAGACGCACTTGCAAATGTTGAGAACCCTGATACAGTCAAGGTATTGGCTGTTACATTAGCAGTATTGGCAAGACCAGCGATAGTGACTTGGCCGGTAGCACCACTTATCGAAATATTGGCCCCTGCTACTAGCGAAGTAACAATGCCTGACAAATTTGTACCACTTCCACTAAAGCTTGTTGCCGTGATGACACCAGATGAATTAACATCAGCTAATGTAGAAATACCTGCAATCGATAATTTACCAGCACTTAATAGGTTAGTTGTTGCATTAAATGTCAAGTCCGCGTCAGTTCCAGCAGCGGTCAGAACACCCGTAGTTAGACTAGTAGCAACCAGTCTTTGAATTCCAGATGCGGCACTTAAAACTGCACCAGTGTTAGAAAGATTAGAACCATCACCAAAGAATGTTGTTGCAGTTACTGAATTAATACCAGAAATATTTGTAGCACTATCACCAATAACATTTCCATTCGCGTTGATATTACCTGCAAATGTAGATACACCAGTTACAAATAGATTATTGAAACCAGATGTTCCTGCTGTATTAAGACCAGTATTAACTGTAACATCAACTTTAGTGGCATTAACTGAAGCAGCAGTTACCTTTGCACCTTTGAAGTTGATGGTTTTGATTGACCCAGCTGTGCCAACATTCGTCCCCTCTTCTTCGATAGAGATACCTTGAATAAGGGTACCACCACCAGAACCGGTAAGTTGTGAACCATCACCAAAGTATGTTACTGCAGTAACAGAGTTGATACCAGAAATATTTGTGGAGTTATCACCAACAAGATTTCCATTTGCGTTTATATTACCAGCAAATGTAGAAACACCGGTTACATTTAACTGTTGAGTTTGTGTAGTTCCAAAGACAGTAACACCAAAACCAGTGGTTTCAAGTTTTTCAACACCATCATGGTAAATTTCAACCGTACCATTAGCTGTCGCCGCAAGTGCTGCTTCACTACTGTTTACTCTAAGTTGTAATCCTAGAGCACTGTTTATGAAAAGATTTGATGCTGCATTAGTGTTCTCTATATAAGAATTGCCGTCATGATAGATTTTTAAATCATCACCATCACCAAATAATATTCTACCAACGGCATCTCCAGAACTATCAGGAAGATGTATAGAACCTGTAAATGTAGAAACACCAGTTACATTTAAATTATCAAGTTCTGTGTGACCATCTACATCTAGATTACCATTGACATCTAGTGTTTGACCAATGGTTGCTACACCACTGATATTAATATTTCTACCCGTTACTTCGTCATATACTAAATCATCTTTTACATATAGGTCACCGCCAACATACAGGTCACCACCAGTGGTAACAATACCAGTAAAGGTTGACAACCCAGATACACTTATATTCCCATCTACATTGGCATTACCAACAATGTCTAGTGCATTCTCTGATGTGGTAGAGTTTATACCAACACGACCAACTACTTCCAGTGATGTAAGTTGTTCGCTATGTGAACTTACACCAACTTTTAGATTTATACGGTCGTTGCTAGCGAATCTTGCCATTGTTTATTACTGATTAAGTGTCTCTAAAACAGATGAAATAAATTTCACATCAGTATTACTACTTGATCCTATTTTAAGTGAGTCACCAGTTTCAAGAACAAGTTTTCCTGCAAGAAGATTTGCAGCATCATTCGCAGGAACAGGAAATCCCAAAAGAATTTCTGTAGTTACTGCAACACCTGCGACTGTTCTTTCGTGTAAAAAATTAATTGTCTGTGTATTACTTCCAATGTTGGTGGCTTGTGCCAATAGAACAATAGCACTGTACCCAGTTGGTGCTGTGTAGATACCGACTGTATTAGTTCCTACAACACCCGTAATAGTTTGATAATTGTTTAAAGCTAGTGGCATTTTTTAGTCTCCCCCTCCTAGTGCGAGAATGTAAGGTGTGATGTTTGCAAACAAACTTCTGTTGTATGCGTCTCCAGAAATAGAACCTTCTAACTGATTAATAACAACACCATCACCAATTTTAAAGTTACCTGCTTGATCGGTAGAAGTGAAGATAACCAAACCCCCATTCTTATTCACAATTTCATTTTCTGGGATTGCTACACCACCACGAGCAGGGAGTGCATCAGGGAATGTATTACCAGATCCAATATATTCAAAGGCGTGACTTGAAGCAAGAACTCTACTCTGTTTGAAGAATGGAACTGTTGATCCAACACCGACTGCGTAGGGTACCCTTTCAGTAAAGGTAACAGTAGAGATACCACCGACAATCGGAGTTGCACTACTGACCACATAGTATGTAGGTAAGAGATTGGGGGTGCCTGAAGCTGCACCAGCGATAGTCACAGTGGGTGATCCAGTGTATCCTCTACCATTAGAAATCATATCCACTGATGTTACTACACCATTCGTCAATACTGCGTTTGCAGTTGCCCTGATGCCCCATGATTCACTTGGATCAGAGAATGTAATTGCAGGGGGACTTGTGTAACCACTTCCACCGTTCGTAATCGTAACACCATTGATCGAATTGAAAATACTATCAACATAAACAACCTGACCGTCATAAGGTCTGGTTACAAATGTATTGGTGTTTCCTCCGCTATTATAAACATGAGTCAGAGTTGAGAATCCTACAAAGGTCTTAAATGTATTGATGCCAACTACTTCACTAACGGTGAATATGTTACCAAAGTTACCGGATGGGAAGGTAAAGATATTAGATGCACCAACATTAACAGTAAATGTATCAGATGTGACGGCTTCAATACCAAGAGTAGCACCAGATGCTGGATCACCAGGTCTGGGATAAGAGTGATTAGAAGTATTGTTGTCCTTATCACATGTAAATGTGACACCATTATCAGCAATGGTGACAGTATCATTAGCCTTCAGAACTCCACCTGCAGTTGCTGAAACAAATGTGTGTGTAAAATCACCGGTTGTTGAGACACCAACACTACATGTAAATGTAGTGGCATTAGTTACAGTTACCTGAATCCACTTATTAAATACGGGATCAGTTTGTCTGGGATATGCATGGTTGGTAGCATTACCATCTTGTGTGCAAGAGAATGTCAGTGATTCTGTCGCGAATTTAACATAATCATTTGTTGTCAATCCATGTGCAGCTGTTGTAACAACAGTCAAAATACCTGTGGATGGAATCCAACCAGTACCAGTTGTTGCCGTTAATGCTGTGGCAGCAGATAATCCATGAGTCGTATTGACATCAAGAACTAATGCTCCAGTATCCTGATTATAAGTTGTTCCGGTTTGTGCGGTATAATTTACACCATTACCATCGGTGATTGCATTATTAACACCACTTACAAAAGTGTGGTCATATGATCTGCAGGAGAAACCAAGACCTGCAAGATTAACACTCATACCCTGATTATAACCATGAGCCTTATAAGTGGTAATCGTTGTAAGACCTGATGCAGCATCATACAATGCGTTTTCAATTGAAAGTGTCTCTGTACTTAAATCAATGGGGAATACATCTGAATTTGCAGCAGTTGCAGTCGTAATCGTACCGATAAAGTTTGTGGGACCGATACCATCAGCAACCAGACCAAACCTACCGAATGAAGAGTTGGAGTTGGTCAGATCACATTGACCACCATTGATACAAATGATACTCTGATCGTTGTAGATGGTGAAGATAGAAACTAACTGAGCATAACCCTCATTAGAGATAGAAACGCCAATACCACCCTGGTTCAGTTGAGTGTAACTATCAACGTTCATCGCCCTTGTAGGACCGATTACACTAGCACCATCAATCTTCATACCAATACTATTAGTGATGAAGTTAGTACAATTTCTAATGTATGGGCCTTGTGTTACAAACGATGGTTTATCGGGATTAAATGCAATGATTGCCTTACCCTCATTCAAAGTTCCGGTGAAGGATATATTCTCAACATAACTTCCGTTAGCAACATAGATGAAGTCTTGATTAGCATTCTGTGGTGACAGCGATACTTCTCTCAAACTATCACCAAGAATAGTTACCTGTTCAGGAAGAATGAGTGGGTTATTCTCTGAATAGTTACCAGCAGAGATTCTAATAACTGTACTTGCTTCGGCAATTGTAAGTGCAGAACCAACAGTTCTCTTTGCTGTTGATACTCTACGACCATCTTTTGTGTCATCACCATCAGGACTGACAAAGACGATATTAGTAACAGAATTACCAATTCCAAGAACGTTGGTAAGGTTTGTGCCGTCACCATAGAATGCAGTGGCACTGACAATACCAGTCGCTCCATACATTGTAATGGCAGAACCAACCGACGAGATACCATTAACTTGTGAGTTGGTAGTAACTGTTAGGTTGTTTGGAATAGTTACGTTGGTATCAAGTCCAACAGTAACACTTTGTCCAGCACCAACAGTGATGACTTCGTTAGAAGTTCCACGAACACCTAACTCCTGACTATCAAGATCAACTACAAATGTTCCACTATCAGCATTACCGTCAAGGTCTTGTGCTGTAACTTGACTATCAACATATGCCTTGATTGATTGTTGAGTTACCAGAGCATCTGCTCTGTTAGATACCAAGTCATCCTCATCAAGAATGGCTGTGACTGCAACACCGGGACCTGTAGATAAGGTCAGATTGGTAATCGTTGCAGCAGTAGAAACATTTAAAAGGTCAGTGGTGGTGATACCAGTGACATCTAACGTCTTTGCTGTGGTTACACCTAATGTGGTGACACCAACAACTTCTAATGAAGTTACGTTGGAGATGAAACCATTTTGTAGATTGGTAGCAATACCTGCGAACCGTGCCCTACGAACATCCAAAGATGCCTTAGGATCAATATAGATTGGATTTGAAGTTCCCTGTGCTAACAGGATATTACCTGTGACACCAACTGGAAGGAATCCAGTGGTATCGGGTGCAGTTTGAATTGGAAGCTTACCTGCTGATCCACCTTTTAAGTTTGTGGATACACCAGCACTTGAAGCGAAAGAAACATTAATCGCTGCGAGTGAAGTCCATACAGGAGTATTAGCTCCTTGTGATAAAAGAATTTCTCCAGTATTACCTACACCAGTAAATGCTGTAGTATTGACGGCAGATTGATATGGTATGACACCGGAGGCACCACCCTTCAGATTAGTTGATACACCGGCTGTGACTGCAAAACCAGCAACTGCTACATTATTTGCATTAATTGTTACTCTTCCTTGACCACTAGCCGGAGAGATAAAAACACCAGCACCAGCAGCAATTGATGTAACAATTCCCGTTAAATTGACACCATTACCAAAGTATGTACCACCAGTAATTACACCAACAGTGGTTACACCTGTTAATGTTGTATTAAAAAGATTTGCTGAGTTTTGAGCTGTTAAAAACTTTGTGGTTGTAGCACCACCAATTAAAACATCATTAGTAACACCAATTCCTAATGCTGTAAGAATTCCTGATACCGTAAAATCACCAGTTACGGAGGAAGGACCAACAATGATCGGGCCACTATTCTTAAACCTATTGGTTATCTTATCGGCCCTAAGTAATGACATTAAACTATAATGCTTTTCCTGTTAGTTGTATTTATAAAGTGAGTAGATAAATATTTGAGGTGATTGAGTATTTACACAATGAAGGAAGGTGAGTTTTGCCCTCTCATCAAAAAGAAATGTGTCGGTCGTAAATGTGCTTGGTACACTGAGGTAAGGGGAGTAAATCCAAACACAGGACAAGAGATTGACGAATGGAAGTGTGCCGTCGCATGGATGCCTATGATGGCCGTTGAGATTGCTCAGAAATCAAATCAGACTGGTGCTGCAGTAGAAAGTTTTAGAAACGATGTAGCACAAGCAAATCATTTAAACCAACAACTCTACATTGAAGGTTTACAACAGGGGATCGTGCAATCACAGATTACACCTCATAATCCCCTTGACACATTACCACCTAGTCCTTAGAACAGATAATGACATCAATATATTTAACAGCGAAGTCCATTGATGCTCCACTTGAACCATTATTACTTACAGTGATAGAATGTGAGTGATTAGAATTATTGTTTCCAAGTGAAACGTTGGTGTTCACGTTATGACTGTGGTTACTTTGGTTTCCTGTATTACCAGATACAGTAGCAGTGTTAGTGTTACCACTCACATTGTGAGAGTGTCCACCAGCACTGTTGGAGGTACTATTGGTACCCGATCCTGATCCACCTTGTCCATCACCAACTGGACTGAAAGCACTTCCATCACCATCTCCAAGTCCAGTTGGTGTACCATGAGTATGATTTCCATTGTTATTGGAATTTCCCGACACGTTGTGACTATGGTTGTCACTGAAGGAGTGTCCGTGTGCTCCATTTCCGCCAGAGCTTGATGATGCATTTGCAGAATGACTGTGATTGGAGTTTTGGTTACCCGAGTTGGCAGTATGGTTGTGTTGAAGAAGTGGAACTGCTCGTGAGGAGTCAAATGCAGATGTAAAGTTATTACTACCACCAGTTCCACCACCGGAACCACTTACAACTCTAAGTGCTTTATTATTATTGGTGGTAAGTTTTGTCCAGCCAGTTGGTGCAGCAGATTGATAGAACAACATTACCGACCCGGTGGGGATAACTTGAATGGCAGCATCATAAGCAGCCTTGACCGCAGATGGTGTTGCTGCTTTAGTTGTAGATGTACTACTAATTGAGGTGTTCAGTTGAACTACACCCTGAGCCGTTGTAGAGGCATCAGGAATTCTGTTTGCATTAATAGTCCCTTGTGAAATATTACTTCCGTCAAGATTAGTAATATTGTCACCTGCACCAGCAATGTTTCCCGCTGTCAGTGTGTTTGTTGATGGATTATACTTAAACTGTCCACTGTTAGAATCAATATAAGGTCTTTGGAAACTATTTCCTTGATTGTCGGAGAACAATACCTGATAATCGGTATTATCATTCTTCTCATCAACATTAATGTTATTTGCATTTGTTGCAGTTCCACTCAAACTACCGGTGAATGTCGTTGCATTGACATTGGTGGATGTAAGAGTATTAGTGCTGGGGTTGTAAGTAAGATTGGCATTGTTAGTGTCAATATACAATCTTTGATATGCACTACCATCAGTATCACTGAAGATAACTTGATAATCTACATTGTTACCTCTTTGATCAACATTAATGTTATCGGCACCGGTGGCAATACCAGACAGATTACCTACAACTTCATTTACAGTTAGAACTTGTGTAGATGGATTGTATTTGAATTGACCAGTATTCGCATCAATATAACCAGCTCTATAACCAGTCGATGAATCATCCGTAAACAATACCTGATAACCAGTGGAATCGTTCTTCTGTTCAATCAGAACTTTATCTGCACCAGTTGAAACACCGATAAATGCAGTCTGTGTCTGACTAGCAGTTACAATACCAGAACTTACACTGAAGTCAGGACCCTTCAGGTTGTTGATAGTTCCAATACCTGATACAAAGATCTGTTCAAAATCAGCTTGAGTGTTACTATCAAAGAAGGATGTGACGGTAAGAATACCGATTGAATTTGATAATTGGTCGTTATTAACAAAAATAGTGCCACCCATACCAGCTGTATTGGATGCCTGGTAGAACAGTAGGTTTGGTGCATCAAATGGAACTTTGAAGGTTATAATTCCAACCTGAGCACCGTTATTTACGACACCTCTATTGAATTGATTTAATAGATCGGCAGTGGGTTCTGTTTTAATGTAGAATGGGAATCCACCAGCATCAACAACAAATTTATAGTTTTGACCTCTATTAAGATAAATCGTAGGATTATCAACATTTTGAGTGAATCCAATTCCGGGAGGATCACCAGCTGCTATAAATCTAAACTTATTACTATTATCATCAATGTTGAACTTTGTGAATACTTCAGCATTATTTGCAACTAAATTTTTCTCTACAGTTACATTAGTGAAACCAACGGTACCACCAGCAGAGATCTGACCTGATAACGATGTTGCCTTAATTGAACCAGTTACTTCTACGTCACCAAAAACAAATGCTGCAGTAGTTCCAGTAGACACCGGACCTCTAAGGTCTACTGTGTAAGTTGGATTGGTCGAATTAATACCGATCTGTTTATTAAGAACAGATACACCTAGGACTGTTCCTCCGACACCAACATCTAGACCGGATTGTGCGGTAGATACACCAGTTACTGCGATTCTTTCTGCAGTGATGGTAGTACCAACGGCCAAGGATTGACTGACCTCTCCATCACCAATGACAACCAACTTTCTATTTGCGGTGGTGGTACCGATACCGACCTTATCAGTATCGGGATCCGCAAATATTAGGTTTTCATTGACTTGTAAGCCATTCTTGATGACAAAATCCTTATCAATTGCCATTTATCTACCAGGTCAGTTTATGTTATTTTTATTTATCAACTGCTGATAGTTCCAAAGGTCTTCCAAGCGTTACTGGTAGTATAGACCCAACCAACTGTTCCACCTGAAGTGGGATTGGCGTTGTAAACAATATCACCAGGGTTACCAGCTTCACTAGGAGTTGAAATACCAACGGTAATCTTTCTAGATACCTGAGCATTACCTTGGATAAACAAACTACTTGCTTCAAGACCTTCAGGTGATGTACTTACAACTTTCTGTGTAAATTGGACAGGACCATTAAACTCTGAAAGAATATTAGTCTTATCACCACCATTAACAACCAGATTTCTATCAATCTTGATTACAGAACTTTCAGAGTAGTTAAAATTATTAACGTCGTCTGAAGCACCAGATGCAAATGGATCCTCACCAGTCACAGTTTGAACCGGAGTATTAAAGAGTTGTTCTCTACCAGTAATAGATGCAATTCTCTTATTACCAATGTAGAAATCACCTCTGTCATTCATTCCAGTGTAATTGACAACACCACCACTCATTTTTTGAGCTTGAGAAATAATTTGTTGCTCAGTTGATAGTTCTTTGGTTTGCTTATCTGGGAATGCTGTGGAGTAATTACCAGGACCGAATCCAACATATTCAAATGTATGACCTGATGCTCTAATAATAGAATTTCTTCTAAACTCAATAGGATAAGCTCTTATTCTTTGAATTACAGAACCAACAGGGTGAATTGCAGCAATTGTACCATATACAGCTCTAAAGACCTTAAGTTGAGTTGTTCCACCAACACGACTTACAGTTGTCTTAATTCTCATAATTTCATCATTGACCTGAACGTAGTCTCCGATCAGGAAACCAAACTCTGTCATATTATTGACATTGATAGTATCAGTAGTCTTATTAGAGATAGCCGCAGATAATGTTGTAGTAATACCGGCATAGATGGGTTGTTCCCTGCCATGAAGTTTACCATTTCCAACAACAATATCACCAGCATTATTCTGTAGTCCATTACTATGGAGTTGAATAGTGCCAGATGTCGAAGGGGAAACAGTATTAATACCAACATCAAGGACAACAGTTGTCAATCCAATCTTATCAACACAGATAAATGATCCATTAAAGAATGATTGAGAGGCACCACTTACCGTCACACTATTATTAACTCTGAAGTTATTAGCAAAGTCTGTGGTGACCGTGGCAAGACCTACATTCTTGTTATATACAAAACTACTCGTATCAAATGCTGGTCCAACAATAGTGAATGCACCTGGAGATGCCACAGCATTACCTAATCCAGCTGTTACACCAGGCGACGTTGGTGCTAATGGTACAACCTCGACTTCATTGACTGCCGGGACTGACGTAATCTTATAATCAGAATTAAATGCTCTTCCGTCAAACTGATTAATACCAGCTATAGTGATAACGTCGTTCAAGTTATTGTATGTCTTATTGACTGTACCTGTAGCAGCACTGAAACCAGTGGTGGTTGCAATACCGACAACTCTGAACGTATCACCAGCAACGAAGGCACTACCACCATCCATGATAGCGATATCAATAATCTCACCAGAAGAAGTTCCATCGACAGTTACTAGTGCCGTTCCATGCCTACCGATAGAACCTGCACCAGTATTTTCTAGTGTTGCATTGTAAAAATATTGAATAGATGATGAACCATCACCATATCCTGCACCAGGGTTATCGATAGCAGGTTTTGTGATTCTGTTGAGACCATGATCGTGATCGGTGAAGATGGTATATGCTGTTCCAACACTGTTACTTACAATATCGGTAATACCTACACCAATTCCAGTCTCATCAAGCAAATCTTCAAGGGTCTCTCCGGTAATACTATCCAGAGGATTATTAATAACAGTCTCACCAACTAATTTAGCAGGTGCATGACACGCTGCGGAAGTTGCAGTGGATTTTGGATTATCTCTATCTAATTGTGGATAAAGATTTTGAACTGGTTGTGAGAAAGCATAATCATTATTAAATGGTGCAACAGTCGGTTTAACATCCGCACTCAACAGACTTAAGTAGTAAATACCATCCTGCTCACCATTTTTGAAGTCATTAATAGTTTCTACATCATAAACGTAATAATCTCTACTATAGTTCTTTCTCTTCATAAAGGGAAGAGATGTGGTTCTAGATGATGTATTATTGGTGAAAGTTCCAGGACTAGAGTGAATTTGATTAATCGAGAATGTTCTTGCGCTAGTGATTCCAGTAACTTCATATACACCGTTGAAACCTGATTGACCTACACCAGCAACTGGGAACAACGTACTAGTAACATTACCAATCTCGATACTTGAACCGATAGAAAGTCTATGTGGTTTTTCAGTGGTATAGTGAGCCAGACCCGCTCTGTAATCTACATTTGCAATGAAACTAAAGTTTCTCATCTGCGAATCATTACTCAAGGTAACTGAACCAGGATTAAACTCCAGGGCAACCTCGGTATTGTTAGCACCGGTCACATCACCAGACTCTTGTATGATATATCCGTCAAGTGGTGTTCTTGCAGAATCAGAACCTGTAGAAGAGGGAATTACATATCTTACCTTATGAATTCTATCATCAGATTGTCTGGAATCCTTCAATCTAGTGAAGAAACTTCTTGGTGAGGCGTCTCCGATTCCACCACCAATCAACTTCGCATACAAATTATTTTCAGTGGATGCAGATGATACATTTACATACCATTGACTATTAGTTGTATCAAATTGAATTGGGTGTCCGATATCACCGGCTAGTTTGTCACTCACCCTACTTTCAACGATCAAAGTATCACCTAAATTGTTGATCGTGACATTATTGCCAGAAAGGGCGTCATTCAATGACTGGGCAATCTGTATCTGATTACCACCTAATCCATCAACGATTGAGAAATAAACTTTATTGCTATCAAGACCGTCAGGTAGTCTTCCATCATTGGAGATAATTCTGACTGTTTCTCCTTGAATAAACTGGTGAGTACTGGTAAAGGTCAGTGTTGAACTTGTAATACTATTACCAGTAGAAACATTTCTACCGACTCTAGATACCTTTTTACCAATGGCCTTATTAGTGGCATATGCAGTATCATCCATGACAACTTTGGCACGGAATGTTGTAGGAGTACCACCAACAGGAATTACAACATTGATATCTTCATCATTTTTTGCACCGAATCTGTATCCTTGAATGATACTATTAGGTGCCTCATCCTGATTAGTGAAATTATAAAGATACAGTTTTGATGTGTCCCCGACAGAGGTAGTTTTCGTAATATCAAGTGATGAGAATTCGATTGTCGCATTCTCTGGTTTCAGAGTTCTGGGGGGAATGATTTGAGTAATGTATCCGGCATCATCCTGAGAGAAGACATTATCTTTATAACCCTTTGCAACCAACGCAATCTGACCGAAGTTCGAGTTTGAGTTAGTAAGGGAGAAGTCAGCACCTGATTCAACCAGGAACTGATTTGAATATCCGATCGCAAAGATTGATACTAACTGAATCAAACTATTGTTTGATGCCTTGATATGGAAATTATTATAAGCAGGTTTATATACAGCATCAATGTCTGTATGTAAATTTGGAACTGTCAGCGAATCATCAAATGCACCACTTGACGTATTATATTTTACAAATGCATTATCATCAATCTGTAGTCCAACTCCAGTAAACTGAGCAACGACCATGGATTTAAATCCATCAGCCTTTGAACCATCGGCATGCATACCACACATACCAAACAGTGATCTAATAGAACAATTAAAGATGTATGGTGACGCACTAGTTACCGTGTCAGTAGACAAATTCACAGTGGTTCCAGATGGATTTGGAAGAGCATCACCTGGTGACACAGGAACTTCATACTTAAATCCCGTTACTCCAGTTTCGGTTGTTGCCGTAACTTCAGTAACATTGAAAGTTCCATTATACCTATCATCTGTCACATTATTAATGATAACCTCGGTGTCAATGTTGAGACCAAAAATAGGTGTGGCTAACTGAACGTCAATAACAGATGTAGGAACTATACCATTACCAGCCTTAATACTTGAAATACCAGCAGATCCTTGTGTAGGACCAACAATTCGGAATTCATCAATCCTAGGTTGAATATCTACACCTGGGCTTGGGAAATCAGGTTCAATCTCTCTTCCACTTGCAGGACCATATACAAGACCGACTTTCTCATAATACATGTCAAGATCGGTACGATTCGTTGCATAGGTGATAAAATCATCGTTAATATTGACATTATTCCTACCATCGGCATATTCAAATACCGTCAACCTATGGTGAGAAAATGTAGGTTTGAATGTATTACTACTATAATCCTTGTAACATGCTTTCTGATTATCAGCATCTTTAATGGTAAAACTATTCATGTAAGTCGTACCTGTCACCCTGAAGATGGCCGATCTTTCAATCAGTTCATTCTCTGGATTTGGCACATAGATTGGACGGATCACACATTTTCTAAGATCTTGTCCTACAAGTGATGTACCACGGGGAATAATCACACCACCATGGATACTATTCAGTTTATACAGAGCATTATTACCATCAAAGATGTCAAAGTTAGACGTGCTACTAAATGCAGGAAAATCACTTGAGGTTAATCCATTTCTAAGTCTGAAGCTATTGGCACCAATCGGAATCCATCCAGGTCTATTGTCAATGTGGTGTGTACCAGGTGCCAGGTAAATTGTGGTTTTTTCAAATCTATCGTTATCGATACCCTTTTGATATGAGAATCTAGCAGACTCTACTAACGCTCTCTGAAGAGTCTTAAATGGTCGAGCGAATGAGTTACCCTGATTCTCAATACCATCAGTAGCATCTAAGTTGTTGGGGTCAACATAGATAATATTTCCTTTTACATTCTTCAGAAAGTTATCTAAACGAGATAATGGCATCTGTCTTGCACACGATATCTATTATTAGATATTTATTACATAAAAAAGG